CCGACCCACCATATAATGTCAATTATGGAAACACCATGAGGGACAAGCTTCGACAGAAAGTCTCTCCGCAGAACGCCGGACGGACAATCCTCAACGATAACTTTAAAACAAATCAGGAATTCTACGAGTTTTTATATAATTCAATATCAGTGCTTCAGCCGCATGTAGCAGGTGATGTCTACATCTGCATGTCATCCAGTGAGCTTCACACTTTACAGAGGGCCTTTACTGACTGCGGTGGTCACTGGTCCGATTACATCATCTGGGCGAAGAACTCTTTCACGATTGGCCGCGCGAACTATCAACGGCAATATGAAGCGATTTTATATGGCTGGTTCGAAAAGTCTACGCATTATTGGTCCGGGATCCGGAACCTGAGCGACGTGGTCGGACTGGAAGATGCACAGTATGATTTCGATGGTGTTCCCCTGGTCCGCGTGAAGCCGGGAGGGATCGAGGGTGACTTCTGGGAATTTCCCAAACCACAAAAGAGCGTAGAGCATCCGACCATGAAACCGGTGGCCCTGTGCGCGAGGGCGATACAGAACAGTTCAAAGCGCAACGCTATCGTGCTTGATACCTTCGGAGGATCCGGTTCAACCCTGATAGCATGCGAGCAAACCGGAAGAAACTGCCGCATCGCGGAGTTGGATCCGAGATATTGTGACGTCATTGTGACTCGCTGGGAAAACTTTACCGGAGAGAAAGCAACCCTAATAAAAAACAAACCAGAGAGAGAGAGAGAGAGAGAGAGATAACCTATCGTGGAGAAGAACAAGCTCGACTCATTACTCAAATTGGCCTCGGACGAAGAACGCTACCAGCTCAAGGTGTACTACAACGCCGCGATCAAGATGTTGAAGGAATATCAGATGGAATCGACATCTGTGAAACTTAAAGACTACCAGGCCGCCAATACTGCCCTGGAAGACTTTGCCGGCAGGGTGCAGGAACGATACGCTCCGGAAACAAGAACCTTTCCGAATCGTCGGGCCGTGTGGAAGTGGCTACAGGAAACCGGATGGCAAGTCGCACAGCGAACTGTATACAAGCATGTTGCAGCCGGAAGGCTGTTGCCGAACAATGAGGGAGTGTTCACTCTAAAAGCCGTTAAGAAATATGCCCAAACCTTTTTAAAACGGGCGGACACCGGCAAACGTGTTCAGGATGAGCAGGACGAGCTGCAGCGCAGAAAAACACAGCTCGAAGTTGAGAAGCTGGAGGAAGAGGTCGCCCGGTCGAAGCACAAACGCGAGGTCGAGGAAGGTGCGTATATTCCACGGGATCAACTGGAGATCGAGCTGGCTTCCCGGGCGGCGGTCCTGGACGCTGGGATCGCTCATTTCTTTCAATCGGAAGCCGGTGCATGGATCCATCTGGCTGGCGGCGATCAACGAAAGCTCCCTGAACTGATCAGCGTTCTCATGGCCGCGAAAGACGGGTTTATGAACCGATATGCAACCACGAAGGAATTCGTGGTGGAGATTAGCGGAGAGGAAAACGAGGAGGGATAGATGGTCACAATAACCTGCAGATGCGGATATACAGACCGGGCGGACCGGTTTTATAAGGAAGAAAACGGTACAATGATTGTCCGGTGTCCCAAGTGTTCGCGGACATTTTTTCTTAATGGCACACATACTAAAGATGTCGGCGACGCTGAAAACGTTGCTAAGCGATCGATATCGGTAAATGTGTCTGTCTACGGGAATATTGTTGACTACGATCAGCTCGCCCGTGAGCTGGCGGGCAGTAATGATGAGCCGGCGTAAACAATACTATTATGAGGCAGGGCGTGAATTTGGATAGAAACCCCGTCAAAAAATGCACACAATGCGGACAGGTAAAACCCCTGTCGGAGTTTTATAAAAACTCGTCGCAGCGCGATGGGAGAACCGCCGCATGTAAGGCCTGTGTAGCCGAGCTAAGCCGCAGATACTACGAGAACAACAAAGAAAAAATAGCCGAGGGGATGCGCAGACACTACGAGAACAACAAAGAAAAGATGGTCGAGCGAGCGCGCAGATACCGTGAGGGGAATAAAGAGAAGATAGCCGCGCGAGCGCGCAGATGGCGTGAGGAGAACAAAGAGAAGGTTGCCGAGTATTCCCGCAGATACTGTGGGGAGAATAAAAAGAAGGTAGCCGAGAGTACGCGCAGATACTACGAGAACAACAAAGAAAAAATAGCCGAGGGGATGCGCAGATACTGCGAGAACAACAAAGAAAAGATAGCCGAGATAAAGCGCAGACACTACGAGAACAACAAAGAAAAGATAGCCGAGAGGAAGCGCAGACACCGAAAAAATCTCACAGACCCGTATATTAAAGGCTTGTTGCGTCAGCAGGGTATCAGCAACCCGCCCGCGGAGCTGGTCGAGATAAAGCGGCAGCAAGTCATCGCTAAACGATTGCTACAACAAATGAAGGAGGAGAATTATGAACCAGATTGCATTAATGATGAAACAAAGCAACGAGAGAATGAAAGCACTTCGGAATGGCACGACGAAGCCTGAGACTATTGCCCTGGAGCAAAAAGAGTTTGTCGCGCAGATAAAATTTCTCAACGCACTTATCCAGGCGTACGCGGTGGACTCAAAGAACCGCCGCATGCTGAAAGATTTTAAACGCATGCAGTTAATCGGAGACGATACGGTCATAGATATGGGTTTCGGCGATCCCAGCGAAGACAAGATACTCTGTCCCCTCCGGGATATGGTGATCAGCCGGGCCGACTGTCTCGACTGGTCAGGCAGCCATGTCAACGAATGTACAGGGTGCGAACACTTCAATAAATCCCGGCGGCTTCTGCTGGGAGAAAAACAGGGATAGCGCTTATCGCGCCGGTTATCATTGATGTGGCGGCTCCAGATGAGACAGAACCCCTGCCCGGCTGCGTTTATCCCCTGATCTGAGGGGTTGCTCCTAAGAGACAAAGGTCAAGGAAGGAAGCTATAAAATGAGAAGCAGAGAAGAGATATTAAATGAAGTAGATAAAGATAAGCATGATTACCATGTTTCAATAAGTGACGATGGAGTAATAAAGGCACTCCAGCCGCCAATATCTCCATCGTTAATTAGGGCTATGCTGGAAGTTATGCTGGATATCAGAGAGCACCTGCATACGGTTCACACGCAAGCTGAATATAGAATAGCTGAACGAGAGGCAGATTTAATCACCGAGAGATTGCTGGCGGTAAAGGGAGGCACCTTCACTCCGCCGGCAAACGATGACAATGAATAAACTCCTGAACGTACTCCCGACCATTATAATGATTGAATCTTTTGCGGCAGCGATCCCTCTCGCCTGCGCGCAAAGATGGGGCAGCGCGACGTACTGGCTGTCGGCGGGAATATTAAACTGGGCCGTGATCTACGGGATAAAGGCGAACGGATGAATAAACCCCAACCCATAACCATCAACCCTTCCACGCCCTGGCTGCCGCCGGGGATTCTGGCGGGTGGTAGCCGTGTGCATCGGTTTACCTTTTCCGTCGGAGAGCGGAGGGTTTTCCGGAAAAAAGCGAAGATCCCCGTCTCGGAGTGGGTCGAGAAACACCGTTATGTGACGATGTCCGCCCTCCCCGGCCTCTGGCGGAACGAGATCACGCCGTATCTCTCCGGGATCATGGATGCCTCGTTTCATCCCGCGGTTCAGACCGTTATTGTCTGCAAGGCTCCGCAGGTGGGCTGTACCGAGGCGGTTTTGAACTGTATCGGATATGCCGCTGATCGTGATCCCGGTCCGGTGCTGATGGTGTACCCCGACGAGAAAACGGCGAAGGAAAACTCCCAGGACAGGATTCAGCCGATGCTCGATGCCTCGCCGCGTCTCCGATCGCTGATGACGGGAATGGACGATGACAAGGCCTCCCTACGGATTAAGCTGAAACACATGATCATGTATATGGCCTGGGCAACATCCGCCTCGCGCCTTTCGAACAAGCCGATCCGGTACGTCGGCCTCGATGAACTCGATAAATATCCGAAGACCGCCGGCAAGCGCGAAGCGTCACCGGAAGCCCTGGCGGAGATCCGGACGATTACCTATCGCTGGTCCCGAAAGATATGGAAGCTATCCACACCGACGATCGAGACAGGCCCCATCTGGAAGGCGCTGACTACCGAGGCGCAGGTAATATTCGATTACTGGGTAGAGTGTCCACTGTGCGGCGAAATGCAGTTGATGCGATTCTCGCGTGAAACGTTCAGATGGCCGAGAGATGGTCAAAATTCGGACACCAACGATCAAAATCCGGACACCCAAGCTCACTCACTGGATCCGGAAGAGATCGAGGCGAAGGGTCTCGCCTGGTATGAGTGCGAGCATTGCCACGGGCGATGGAACGATACCCTGCGTGATCAGGCGGCGCGCGCTGGCCAGTGGCGAGAGAGGGCAACGGGAATAGAGCTGTCTACATACCTCAACGAACATCGCCCGCGCAAGATAGGCTTTCACGTGCCGGCGTGGATCTCGTATTTCATATCACTTTCGGAGGTCGCCGCTGCGTTTTTGAAAAGCCAGCACAGCCTTGAGGATTTCAAAAACTTCAAAAACAAGTATGAAGCGGTCCCCTGGAAACAGATTGTCGTATCGGCGGATGAGGGACATATCCTTAAGGCCCGCTGCGAGCTCCCGGCGCAGACAGTCCCGCCGGAGGCCCGCGCGCTGATGTGCGGCCTCGATGTTCAGAAATATGGATTCTGGTTCGTGGTCCGGGCGTTCGCCGCGGATTATACTTCCTGGCTCGTGCATTACGGGTACCTGGCGAAATGGGACGATGTGGAACAGCTCCTGTTCGAGACGGCATACCCTGTTGGCAATCCCGACAGCGGGAATACGATGCGAATCTTCCGCGCCTGCATCGACACCGGCGGCGGCCAGAAATACACGGGAATGTCCTCGACCGAGGAAACGTACTGGTGGCTCCGCGATAACGGCACCGGCCGAGGCGCGCGCGTATGGGGAACAAAGGGCTCCAGCCGGGCCCTTGCCGGCAAGCTCCAGCTCGGAAAACCTCTTGACAAGACGCCCTCCGGGAAACCTCTCCCCGGCGGTCTTCGGATCATCTCCGTCGATACCGAGAAGATGAAGGACGCCTATCACTACCATCTCGCCCGTGCCATCGATGATCTTCCCCAGGGCGCGTACCTGCATGCCGCCACGGGCGCGGATTATGCCGATCAGATTCTGGCGGAGGAGAAACAAATTACCGAAAAAGGAATCGAGGAGTGGGTGCAGATCCGAACCGACAACCACCTGCTCGACTGCGAATGCCTCGCGCTGCTCTGCGCGGATCCGGAGTTTCCCGGCGGTGGGATTAACATCCTCGCGGCCGAGCTCCAGCGGCAGAAGAGCGGCGGGAACAGGCGGAGGATTATATCGAAAGGGATTGGCTGATGGCCTTTGATTTAATCGATGAATTCAGATTGGCGCCATATCAAACGCTATTTGGAAAAGACTGCTATGAAAAGCCCGACACCGAGAAGTGGAAGAACGGAGATTGCCCCCAGTGTGGTTCTCCGTTTAGCGTAATAAAGACCGGGAAAATTAGTCGCTGTTCACAATGCGGATGGACAAGAGAAAATAAGACCGAAGAATGGCTGGCAAAGGGAAAGCATTCTCGCATCTAAAGGAAAGTCAAGTCAATGGCGCAGGTTATTCGATCTCCTCACATTATATGGACTATGGAGGCGCTCCGCGAATATATCGGAGGGCTTTCAGGTAAAGCGATATCAATAGCCCGTTTCAACAAACTTGTTGAAAGGGGCTTGCCGGTTACCATAATCGATGGATCATGGTGCGGTCATGCCGAAAATATAGAACAGTTTATGAAGGCTGGAACCCGCACCCCTCCGCGGAGCAGGGATATCGAGGCGGAATAATTTCCATTAGCGGTTAGATCGAGGGGAAACTGCCAGGCAAATTCCCACAAAAGACATAAAACAACCATCTTCAGTCCATATTCCAAAATCCTGTCAACACCTATTTCATTTCAATAGACCCCTATTTCGTTTCAGGAGACCCCTATCTGCGTTTTCGCTCCGAACCCGGGGTTATAATCACCTCATCAAAGCTAAAACTTTTTAGTTTAGTCTAACTAGAATCTAAATCACAGGGGAAAACCTGAGAGCTTTCCCCGTTTCGAGAGGGAATCAACATGAAAAAGTCGAGGTAGACGATGGCAGGAATCACACTCGCAGAACTACAAGAAGACTTGGACGCTGCGCGATCCGCCCGCCTGAAGATTCTTAAAAGTCAAGCATACGCTCAGGGAGGCCGCTCCAATACTCGCGCCGAGCTGAAGGCTGTTAACGATCTGATTAACGATCTGAATCGGCAAATACAGGGTTTTAGTCGCAATATCCGCGTCACCGGAGGGACGCCTGTCGGATGAAAGAGGCCACAGCCAAAAAGACAAAGGTGCAGATGAATATTGTTGACCGAGCTGTCGCGTTTTTTTCCCCGGTCCGCGCCGCGAAGAGGTTTAAAGCGCGTGCGTTCATGGCCGTCGCCGGCGGGTATATCGGCGCGTCAAAATCCCGCCGCGGTTTGAAAACGTGGTTCACGTACAGCCATGATGCCGATGCCGATATTCTTCCCGATCTTCCGACGCTCCGCGAGAGATCCCGCGACCTGGTCCGCAACAATCCCCTGGCTACCGGCGCCATCAAGACAA